CCCGAGGCAAAAAACGATGAGTTGTCCATAAACTCAGTCCAGAACACTTTGTTCAACTTGGTTGCAGCCCCTCGGCCCAAACGCTGGCGAACGCGGTTAAATGCGGTCATGTCGTCGTTGATAATGTCGCGTCGGTCAATGCCCATAAACTTGGCATAAGTATCGGCCTGGTTGGTGTACTGCACCTCGTTAAGCGTACCGTGTTTGATTCGCTCACCGCGGCCCAGTTTTTCATAGTCAACGTCGCCTACTAGGCTATACGTTTCCATCTGCTTGAAGTCGCTAACTGGGCTAATGAGGGCGATCTGTCGCCAAGCGTTATCGACTGCGTTGAAGGCGTCCATAATCATCTTGTTAGCGACGTTGGACAAAATGCCCGAAACGTCGTAGGTCGAAACACCGCTGGCGGCCTCGACTGGGGCAAATGCTGCTCTCAGCAGGCTCTTAACGTCCTTGTTGCTTTCACCCGTCCAGCCATTGCTGCGGGCTGCCATGCGCAAAAACTCGGTCACGGTTAAACCGCGCTTCCAGTTTTCTCGGGCAGCTTCCAGCGCCTGCGGCTTGTAGTATTTTTCGCTGTCAAACGCGCTGCCCATAGCAAGGGCCAAACCAGCTTCGATCACTTCACCGGTCAGCTTTTGGCCGCTGCTGCGTCGGATATTCACGCCGCGGCTGCTGCGTACCAGGCCCAGCTCAAATTGCTGTGCGTCGGTTTTGTTGTCTAGGGCATGGGTTGCGGCTGCCTGTACCGTGTTGACGTCGTAACCTAGCTCAATGTATCGCTTAGAAATGTCAACAATTTCTTTTTGTCGCTGTTTTTCCAGCTTGATCTGGTCGAACAGTCCTTGAACGTCTGCCGAGTCTGTGCTTTCTGTTCTATCTTCCATTTTCTCAGTTTCCTCTCTTTGCGCGGCCACCGTTGCTTTGGTTGTGCGGTCTGCGCCTAGTGTCACAAAACTTACCTCGTACAACTCACCACCTCGCACAACATATGCGGGGCCATTTACCTTTGATCCATTTACCATGGTTGTTTCGCCATCAGCCAAAAACTGGGGCTTGGCGATCACATCTACGCCCACCGATGCCTGCCAGGGAAAACCGCCCTTGGCCAGGTCGATAACCTGTTCAGCGTCTGGGCTGCTGGCGCTAATCACGCCGCCAATGTCCAGTCGGTTAGGCGGCAGCACTGTTGGCGATCCATGGCCAATAATGCGGTCGCTGTCGTGATTGCGAAATAGCGGTATGCTGGTTGGCGTCTGTAGGCTTTCCAGGTCGATAACAACTGGGTGCCGATAGCCGCCTACGCGTACTGGGCCACCGTTGTAAGCGTTAATAGCCACAGTCGGCCTGGCTGGTACGCCCTCGATGTCGGCCTGTAGCTCAATCGTGGCTTGGCTTGATAATTCAATGCGTTCAGACTTGCTCATCTGGGCTATCCTCTACCGAGTCCTCTAGGTCGTCCTCGATTTCATCCTCTGGGCTATCTTCTATTTCTTCTGGTTGCTCGGTGGGCTGCGGCTGCGGCTGGCTTTGTGGCTGCGGCTGTGCCTGGGCTGCGGTCAGCCCTAGCTCTCGCATCACCTCTAATTCCCTAGCTCGCTGCTTTAGCTCATCTTCCCAGTCCAAACCCCTGCGGGCATATTCTCGGGCCAGCGTCGTGGTATGGTTCGCCAGCTCGGCTGCTTGGCCGGCTGCCTCTTTGGCCCTGTCCACATGCTCGGCCTCGCTCCAGCGCCATAGTGGCGCCCAGTCGTAGGCAGTCTCGGCAAACAAATCCGGCAGATAGCCAGGTATTAACAGGGCTTCATCTAGCCAGTCGCGCCATAGCGGGTCTAAAAAATGTCGCTCGTAAATCAAAACGCGTTCAGCCCCGCGGGTTCGCCAGAATGCTTGTAGGTCAAGTCGGCCAGATGCGTAGTTGTACTTCGAGGCGTCTATAGCCAGCACTGCTGGCATATCTACGCAGCGGGCCGCCTCACGCACCATCGAGGTAATAAACTGCTCAAACGTCGCGTTGGGGTGTTCGGCTTTGAATTGACTTAGCTTTGCGCCGGCTGGTAGCGTTACCATGGCCCCGCGCTCAATTTCCATGCGCTCCCAGGGTTCGGCCTGATCTTCGTCATCAGCGCCGGCCATCTGCTCCAGTACGGCTGCATGGTCTGCGGCTGTTTCGGCTGCGGTCAGCGTTGCCAAAACAAATCTACGCAGTTGTGCGAAGATATTTAGCGAGGGCGTTAACCAGGGGATACCACGCAGCTGCCCAGGGCGATCTGCTCGGTACAGGTGGTACACATCGCGGGCGCTGACTCTAATGGCTGACTGAATAGGGCTGAAAGTGTCGCCTGGGTGATATGGCAACAGGTAGTAGGCCATAATATCGCCGTTTTGGTCTAGCTCGACGCCGCTTTCGTCGCTTCCAAGTTGGCCCTGCAAATTGTCAGTTTCAAACTGGTCAGCTTCTAGCAGTCTGACATTGAGGCGCACTGGTGAACGCCAAAACGGGTTAGCGCTGGTGTACTTTGTGAAAAACGCCTCACCATCCCGCGGCACTGTTTCGCCAGCAGTCGCTAGCTTGTTTTGAATTTCCGCTTCCTGCCACCACTCATGGAACAGCCGCATAACAACGGCAGATAGTTCGCTAACGTCTTGGCGATCTAGCATATTACCCAGATAGGTAATTCCAGGCGTCGGCCCGCTGCCGATAGTGTAGTTGGCAAGCGTAGAAACGATGCCTCGGGCGTAACTATTGTTCGCGATTTCGTAGCGGCTGCGTTTTCTTAGCTGCCGGCGCACATGGGCATTGTTGGCACTTTTAGCCGATAGGTCGTCTGCCGCTGCCCAGTGCCGCTGGTTGTCGTAGGTAGTCTGGGCTGCGTCGTACTTCGCTCGCACCCTGACCAGGCGTGTTTTGGTTTTTGGGAATAGTCGCCTAAACAACTTTATCAAGTTGCACCTGGCGGCACTATCCGCGTATAACGCAGCCCTCGATTTTTGCGCCTCGATGCCTTTTTTGCTTGTAGATATTTATCGGCTTCGATAAGTTCCGACAAACTGCGCTGGGTTACGGTCACACCGTCTACGCTCGCAGACTGTGGATTCTCTGCTGCGGTTTCAATCGTGCTTTCAAGGTCGCTGGGGTTGCTCATGCCCCAAGTTTTTAGAATGCCACAGCGCTAGTCAATTGCCTGGCGGCTTATCTTTTGGCTTTCGTCCAGTACTGGACAAATTGCCCAAAATTTTTTCCGCTGTCAGCACTCGATGATTGCAATTCCTGCAAATCCTGACGCGGCTTTTGGTGGCACCTGCGTTGCGTGTTGTCCATGCCCGCAAATCAGCACAGCCGCACTTTGGGCAGGTCAGACCCTGACTCATGGAAACTCCTTTTTATTTTTCCAAGTCCCTTGGCTGGAAATTATTTACCGAGTATGCCGCTTAGCTTGCTGCTGCTCACGCCAGCTCACTTTTTGCTTGTGCTGCTTGACGGTTTGGCCTGGCAGGGCTGCACCTAAAAAACTGGCTGCCACGGCTGAACCCACTAGGCCGTCAAACCATTCATTGTCGCGGTTCGGCCTTAGCTTCCACTCCAGCACCCGCCGGCCCGTTGACTCGCTGCTAGAGTCTATGGCGTACTCGCTGCTCAGATGATCGGCTAGCATGGCGTGACTGTCTGGGCGATCCCCGAACACCGTAATGCCTGTTTTGTCGTCGGTCGTCTTAATTCGCTGGCCTACTACGGTTTTCCACTGGTTCACATCGCAAATCAGGTGCCGCTGATTCCTGCGGCCCAGCTGCGTTTTCCAGCCTGGCCCTACTTTGTCGCTTGGCTCCCGTTTCCAGCTTTCAATAGGGGCTGTCGTCGCGCTGACATACCGGCCATGCCAGGGCATTAACCGGCCTGCGCCGAGTGTTCTGGCTACCTGGTAAACGATGTCCGTGCTAGGTTGCCAATTGGCATCAATCAGCAGTAGGTTAACGCTAGTTGTGCCGCGGGTTTGGTAGGCGTACTGCTTGCTCAGTAGTCGCTCGCTTATCTCGGTAACACCTGCCAGCAGTCCATGCTGTACGGTTGCTACGCCATAATGCTCTTGCAGCGTCTTTCTAATATCCTGCTTAGTAAAATACTGCCGGCCCTGCTCAGGCCAACTGCCGTAGTCCACCACATGCCCGCGCAATTGCTGATCCCAGGCGGCCACCAGGTAAAACAGGGCATCCTGCTGAACGTCACAAAATGCGGTTAGCTGCTCGGCCCAGTCTGGCACATATCCCCGCGGTACTCCGCTTAGCTTTTTGCCGATGTCGGCTGGCACTAAAGCAAAAGCGTTTTCTACATCCTGACTGCGGGGGCTGTTTTGGTATTCACTTAAAAAAGCGTCCTCATCTTTGGCCCACAAATCCATCGCGTACTGGATCGCACTCACCTGGTCAGGCTCGTGCCGATATTCCCAGGCCACCTGGCAGCCCGCGTCGGCTGTTTCTCGGTTCGCGCGGTAGTAGTCGTTCAGCTGCTCTAGCGGCTGCTCTAGCCGGATTAGCTCGTTGCGTTTGTCCCTGTAGCCTCGCCACCAATCCATGTTGTCGGGCATTCGGTAAACCAGTTTCATCAAGTCGCCGCGCCAATCTGGGTTTCGTTTGCGATCCAGCAGCCTGGCCGCTAGGTCATCTTGTTGAATCACCGTAACCGCGGCAAACGCTGCTAGTCGTTTCCTCGCTCCACCGAGTCCCAAAACCGCACGGCTTGTTGTGCGTTCTCGCTCAGCTGTGCTGTGGGCGCTCTTTGCACTGCGTTCGGTCTGCGGGTCATCTAGTAGCACCAGTTCAGGGCGTATCGTAGTACCGTCGGGCAGTTTGTCGCTTAGCCCGCGGATAGCTCCGGTAATGCTTCGGCAGTACAGCCGCGCGCTGCTGCTGGGCGCTCCTGGCACAGTCGGAAATACCAGCTCCTCCCGCGTCCAGCGTATCCTGGTTTGCTCACCGTCCAAAGTTTGGCCGCCTGTTCTGTGGTTGATACCTTCCAGCCGCTGAATGGGGTAACACGCTTCAGGAAAGTCGCCGCTTAGGTTTTCATCGGCCTCGATGGTGATTTTTACGTTGTTGGCAATCTTGATACTGTCGGCCTTAGTCGCAGCCACAACCACCACAAACTTGCAATGGCCGTAAAGAATAGCCCACAGCGTCGCCCCAGTGATGAGGGTTGTCTTGCCCTGTCGCCTGGGCATGGCCAGGGCGTACTGGCCACCGTGCAAAATTACGTCCTGCATTACCTCGATCGCGCGTAAATGATCGTTTGACCATGGCAGGTTAAAAGTCTCTTTAAGGTACGTTTCCAAAAACAACTTCAAACTGTCTTTGCATCTGGCCCGCCTGGCTGGATCGGCTACAGGTGGCAGCGGCCCTATCTCACGGCTGCTCTGCGCTCGCTCACGGCTGCGCCTAGCCATGTCCTCCTTGTGCCGTTGGTACTGCTCGCTGGTCTTATCAATCGTCGCCACTAAGCACCTCAATTTCAATCACCAGTTGGCCCAGCTTCATTACGTCCCCGCGCTTAATCGTTAGCTCATCTATCTGCTTGTCGTCTGCGTAAACGCCGGCTTTGGCGAGGGCATCTAGCGGCGCTTTGAGTAGGTTGTCTAAGTCTCTTGCTCGCTGATCTGGCGGGTTAGCCAGGATGCTTACGCGTAGCTTGCCGGTCATCGGCCTGGGTGCGCCACGGTTGCTTGCAAAGACCGCCAGCAGGGTATCAACTCGGTACTGCTTGCCCTTTGCGGTCAGGTAGCGGTATTTGTCTCGGCTGCCCCAGTAGTGATTGTTTGACGGGGGCCAGGGTAGGATTAGCTTCATGTTTTCACCTGTAATGCGCTGACCAATAAACCTTGCCATTTCTTCCAATCGCAAACGCTCGGGCTACTAGCCTGTATTTGCTGGTTGTGCAGTGGTTCGGCCTGGCTGTCGAATTGCTGCTGCCCACGCCCGCAAATCTGCACCCTGGGGCGATGCCTAGCAAATGCCCAACCACGCCCCTGGCCGCTTGCAGCTCTGCCTCGCGTTTTGCAAAAACATAAGCAGCTTGGTCTGTGGCCACTTCGGCTGTGCCGGCCTGTTGGCCGAAACATTCGGTAGCAAACAGCCCCACGACAAATGCCAGGGCGATTAAAATCTTATTCATCACACCACCTCCCCTTCTAAATGTTTCTACCGTGTTTCTCATGTTCGCCACGCTGACCGAATGCGAGAGGATGATAGTTAAAGCTACCGTCACCATTGCCTTCGATTGTACCCATGACACTATCGTTCCAATAAACCTCTAGCTTTCCATCGAGCACCAACTCGCGACAATCTTTTGATTCTGGCCAAGCTTCGAGATAACTGACAAGCTCACCGATGACCTTACATTCCTCGCCGGTATGCTGTAATCGGCAAGAGGTTGCCAGATTGACTTTTTCTTCCCACTGATCTTGCAATTTCTTTACGCAATCCAAGCACCATCCCGAATCAGAATGGTCGCAGTTCTGTAAATGAGGCATTGTCATAATCACACCACCTTCTTCCCTCAATCTATTTGTAGTTGTAATTTTGCTAATTCCAACGCTGTCTTCTTTGGGTGAATAAGTTGAGCAGCCATGCTTTCCATTGCTCGCTTGTAAATCAATAGTTCATTCAATCCGCCAAGGATTGTCTTGCCTTCAATACCGTTTTCTAGCAGCGTCTCGCGGACTCCAGCCATTTCGCCACGGCGACGATTAATCTCGGCTGCGTGCTTGTTGCACATCCGATAGTTCCCTTCACACTCATCGCATAGGATACGAACCCTTTCCGCTGCGTATCGCAAGAATGCAGAAGTGTCTTCGTCGATGATTATATGATCTGCCAACCCTTGCATCTTCTGTACGATCTCCATGAATTGCTCTCGAACGATTGTTGTGACATCTTCATCAGGATGCAGCA